CTGGCGATTATGATGTAGAAATCAGCGCAAAAGGTATTTCTAAGTTCAAGGGCAAGGAAGCTGAATACTGGATTGCTGTTGAGCAAACATCAACTTTTTAAGTTGACTTTTTATTCGGGAGGGTTTATAATAACCCTCCCTTTTTATGATGGAGATTTGTGATGCCTAAGCAACTTAATACTGCAGGTCTTGTTATCAATACTCTTTTTGGACCTGCTCTTGCAACTCAAAAATGTAATACTTGTTCTGGACAAAAACTTGTGACAGAATATCATATAGAATCTTCTTCAAGACGTAAGCACAATGAACAGCGAAGAAAGCAATGTAAAGAATGTTGGTATCGCTTTAATGGTGATTCTGAATTTGGACGATATATTTTGATGTGCGAGGCGAATTAAAATGAATGAAGAATTTCTTTGGGTTGAGAAGTATCGTCCTAAAACAATCGAGGATACTATTCTTCCGCTTGATTTAAAAGCAACCTTTCAACAGTTTGTTGATCAACAGAATATTCCTAACCTAATCCTATCTGGTTCGGCTGGCGTTGGTAAAACGACAGTTGCTCGTGCCATGCTTGAACAGCTTGGTTGTGACTACATCGTAATTAACGGATCTATGAATGGCAATATCGACACACTCCGAAATGAAATCCTCAACTTCGCCTCTTCGGTTTCACTATCTGGAGGACGCAAGTATGTCATACTCGACGAGGCTGATTACCTCAATGCAAACTCTACCCAACCCGCATTACGCAATTTCATGGAAGAGTTCTCCAGAAACTGCGGTTTCATTCTCACTTGCAATTTTAAGAACAGAATCATTGAACCGCTACATTCTCGGTGCTCTGTTGTAGACTTCAAGATCAGCAAGAAGGATATGGCCAAGCTCGCTATGCAGTTTATGAAGCGAGTTGCTATCATTCTTGAAACTGAGACTGTTGAATATGATAAGGCAGTTGTTGCTGAAGTAATTCAGAAGCACTTCCCTGATTGGCGCCGTGTACTCAATGAGTTGCAGCGTTATGCTGCTACTGGTAAGATTGATACTGGTATTCTTGCCAATATGCAGACAACATCCATCAAGACTCTTGTTGATTTGATGAAGGACAAGAACTATTCAGAGATGCGTAACTGGGTCAATGTTAATCTTGATACAGACATTAACGACTTGTATCGTCAGTTCTATGATAATGCATATGAATTGATGGATGCTTCCAGTATCCCTGTGCTTGTATTGACTATTGCCAAGTATCAGTATCAAGGCGCATTTGCTGCAGATGCTCAAATTAATTTCATGGCGTTCCTTACTGAAATTATGATCCAGTGTGATTTTCAATGAGCGAGTATGATTGGCGCTGGGAAAACAGTATACTCCAAAACAAAAAGTATCTTGAGGTTGACGGATTAGTAGAACATAAATATAATCCATGGAGAACGAACGCTGCATTATCTAATTATCAAAACACAATTGCATTTGCTAATGAAATGAATTGCAACTATCATCTTGACCATAAGCTTCAGTATGATTACCTTTTTATTAAGGCTCGTAAAGAGAAGCGTTGGTTCAAGAAGAAAAAAGCTGCAAAGAATGAAGCCTTTACCTTAGTTCAGAATTATTATAAATATAACAACGTAAGAACAAAAGAAGCACTTAAAATTCTTACCGAGGAACAGCTTGATATTATAAGAAAAAAACAAGAAAAAGGTGGCTAAACATGATTTCATTAGATTCATTGGTTGAGGTAAAGATTGCAGAAGAAGAAGATTTCCTAAAGATAAAAGAAACTCTTACAAGAATTGGTGTTGCTTCTAGAAAGGACAAGAAACTCTATCAGTCTTGTCATATTTTCCATAAGCAAGGCAGATATTTTATTGTACATTTTAAAGAAATGTTTGCGATCGATGGAAAGCCATCGAATTTTTCTGATGAAGATAAAGGTAGACGTAACAAGATTATCGAACTTCTTCAGGATTGGGGTTTGCTTAAAGTTGTTGAGGCTGATAACATAAAGTCTCCAGTCGTTCTTATGAGTCAAATTAAAGTTTTGAATCATAAAGAAAAGGGCGAATGGACTCTTGAAGCCAAATACAATATGGGCAGAAAGAACAAGTAACATCAAGGATTATATTATGAAATTTCCGTGGACAGTTCAGAAAAAGATAGACACACCAGATCAAGAAAAAATAGAGAAGATCAAAAATCTTTTGTTTCCGCCATTGGTTCTTAAGGAAGAAATGGCAAAGGATGGTCAGATGATGAAGTATCATGTTGACTATTCAGTTGACTCGAATCTTGATGCAGTATTGATGGATTTGCAGGAGGGTCATAACGATCCTGTCTGTCACAAAACCTTGAATACTATTATCAGTCGACTTAATAATGTTCGAATATTACTAGATGCATATGCGCAAATAGACTCAGAAGCAAGGTATATAATAGTAGACGACATGGGAGACGAAGTAGATGTCAGAGCAGCAGACGATTGATGTCGACGCTTTCGTAAAAGCGTTAGAAGAGATGATGGACGCCCGCGACGATATGTGGGAAGAAGAGAAGTATTCCAATCCAAAACAGATGTGGAAGATCAGATCTGAACGCTACGACCCTGCTCGAGAAACTGTGATAGGTTTCCTTAAAGTCTTGATAGATAAAGAGAAAAAAGCTGCTTGACATTTAAAAGAAAATAGGGTATTATAATGATATTGATTGAGGAGAAGCCCAATGTCAATGCATATTCTACCCGCCTACTACACGACCACAAAAACCAGTCGTGCTAAAGCCAAGGTCAAGTCAGCTCCGACTGCTCATGATCTTTGGCTCTTAAAAAAAGGTCTTCACCCCAGCCAAATAAAGTTGAAAAAAGGGGTTGACAAAAACTGGAAAAAGCGCTATAATGATGATATGGTAGTTGATCGAAGTGATTACGTTTCTGCTGGAATGTCTGGTTCTGCGTCTTCCTGCACTGACCGTAGCCTTATGACCAATCTCCATAAAGAGCCAGAGCATGTTCGTAAAGAAATTCTGGCCAAGGCGAGTCGCGTTATGCCTCTGTTCAATAAGGGCGGATTGCAGTACGCGACTCCTGAAACTGATATGACGCAAGTTGGCTCTAAGTCTAGGAGAGGATAATGAAGGTTTCTGATAAGCTTACAAAAGTAAACGATACCGTTACGGTTAACATCTATGATAATGGTTTCATGGTTGAGATCAGCGGTCGAGATCACAGTGATGATTGGTCGCAAGCCAAGATCGTTTGTTCTGAACTTGAAGATGTTACTGCTATCCTTCAAGAAGTTGTTGGAATGGATAAGCAATAATGAATCAAGTGCAGATTCAACTGCAAGACACTACGGGTAACTGGCGTACGTATCATGTTACTCTGAACAATTCTCAGATGATTCTGTCTGAGATGAAGCAGCTTTCTTCCAGGTTCCCTAGTCAAAGGGTCCGAGCTGTCGATATGGAAGGAAAAATAGTTGACATCCTTTGAAAAAAAGGGTTGACTTTAAAGTGAAACTAGTGTATACTAACTAAATAATGAACTGAGGAGAAAAACATGACTAAGCTTAACAAGGTTTTCGAAGCGCTCGTTCTCAATGGTGAACAGCTTACTGCTAAGCAGCTCGCTGCTCGTTACGGAATCGGCAATCCGCATGATACGGTTTACCGTCTTCGTATGGAAGGATATCCTATCTACTGCAATAAGCATACTGATACCAAAGGTCGCGTGACTCATAAGTATCGTCTAGGTACTCCATCACGCAAGGTTATCGCCGCAGGGTACAAGGCGCTCGCGGCTGGTCTCGTCTAAAAGATCCCAATAGGGATTAGGGGCGGGACCGAAAGGCTCCCGCCTTTTTTGTTGTTTGACATCGTTGGAAATTTGTTGAAACAATCGAAAGGTTGTTTCTTCATGGGTGTATCAGAGCCCGAAGCCAGTGCACTTTATATAGGCAGAGGTAGGCTTCTCAGTCCGTCTAGTTCGCGCGATAAACGACGGTGGTGACAGAAGTTAGATAGCTGGTACATCCTTGAAGAAACAATCGGACTCTTAGCTCAATAGGTAGAGCAGCGGTCTTTTAAACCGTTGGTCCTGGGTTCGAATCCCAGAGAGTCCACCAAGCCTCTATAGCTCAAAGGTAGAGCACACGACTGATAATCGTGCGACCATGGATCGATACCATGTGGAGGCACCAGAATAATAACGGAGATTGGCTCAGTCTGGTAGAGCATTCGCTTTGGGAGCGAAGGGTCGCAAGTTCGAATCTTGCATCTCCGACCAAGATGTATCGTAGGGTCGATAGTTGGGTAATATGATCAGGGTGGTTCCTGTGAGTACCAAATCGCCTACGCCTCAATGCTTTCCATTAACCAGGAAAGTGTCATTTGAGGGCGCTGTAAAGGGGCAGCAGGCAAACGTGTGAGCCACGTACCCTTGCTTATACGGAAGAATGGCAGAGTCTGGTTTATTGCACTTGTCTTGAAAACAAGCGTACGTTTGTAGCGTACCGTGGGTTCGAATCCTACTTCTTCCGCCAAAATATCCTCTGTTAGTGTAGCGGTCAAACATACCCGCCTTTCAAGCGCGGAGATCATCGGTTCAAATCCGATACAGAGGACCAAAACAATGGACCGATAGCTCAGTTGGTAGAGCATCCGACTCTTAATCGGCTTGTCGTGGGTTCGATCCCCTCTCGGTCTACCATTAAAGATGTATAAGTAATATGTGCACTCCATGCGCATTTTGATGGGCTTGTTCCCATGATTACCTCAAATATAAACAACTAAGGAGTAAAACAATGCAAAAGACTATCGTTACGGCGCTTGCTATGCTTGCGTCAACTGCAGTTTCTGCAGCTGATTTGCCAAGCAAGTCACAGGCACCCGCATCCCCAGCACCTGTGTTTACACAGACACAGTACTACGTTGGTGGTAATGTTGGTGGAGATATTGACAAGGCTCGCGTCTACAGTGGTGGTGCTGTTGCTGGTTGGAACGTCCTTCCGTTCCTTGCAGTAGAAGGTGCATACGACCTTTCTCGTCCAGAGACTAAGGTTCGTCGCGAATACAACTGGCAGAATACTGTTGGTGTAAACGCAGTACCGCAGTACAAGATTCCTGGTACTGACATCACTCCATATGGAGTTCTAGGTGTTGGCTATCGTTGGAACACTGCTTCTACAGTAGCGGATCATTCCGTTTACAACGTAGGTGGTGGACTCAAGTATGAGTTCGCAAAGAACATGGAACTTGATGCTCGTTATGCACGAATTGATGCCGTTGCAGACAAGTACCGTGTTCGTAAGCCTGCTGAAAACAATGTGACTCTTGGAGCTATTTACAAGTTCTAACGTCATAAGTGGATGACTGTTAACCACTATAAATAACCAGTCTACTAATTTGGAGGTTATCATGAATAAGATTATTTTGATTTCTGTTGGAGCTCTTGCTCTTGCTGGTTGTACTGTTCGTGAACAGCAGCTTGCTACTGCTGGTGTTGCTGGTGCTGTTGTTGGTGCAGCCATTGCACAGCCTCAGCCTCGACCATATTATGTTGAAGAACCTCAATATGTTTCAGTTCGTCGTCCTCCGAGAACACGTTGTTATTATCTTTGGGATCATACACCACGTGGACTTGTTGAGCGTAAAGTTTGTACGATAGATAGAGATTAAAGTTTTATTGGAGTGTGGCGCAGCGGTAGCGCAGGTGACTGTTAATCACTTGGTCGTAGGTTCGAATCCTACCATTCCAGCCAATTTGGTCCGTTAGCTCAGTGGAAGAGCAACTCCTTTACACGGAGAAGGTCGGCAGTTCAACCCTGTCACGGACTACCATATATGGGGATGTAGCTCAACAGGGAGAGCGACTGCTTTGCACGCAGTAGGTAGCGGGTTCGAGTCCTGTCATCTCCACCAATACGGTTGGTCGCGTAATAGACTCGCGGGATGTCACGGTTAACATCCCACCAGTTTTGCCGAGTTAGCACAGTGGTAGTGCAATCGCCTTGTAAGCGATAGGTCGTGAGTTCGAATCCCACACTCGGCACCATTATGGCGCGGTAGAGTAACAGTAATTCACTAGCCTCATAAGCTAGAGATGGGGGTGCAATTCCCTCCTGCGCAACCATTTGGCTTCGTAGCTCAGTTGGGAGAGCACTCGCCTGTCACGCGAGAGGTCGCGGGATCGAGACCCGTCGAAGTCGCCATATCATTGGGGATTAGTTCAGTTGGTAGAACGCCAGACTCTGAATCTGGATGTCCGAGGTTCGAGTCCTTGATCCCCAGCCAATTAACGGTGCCTGAGTAGGACGGTAATGCGCAGGTCTGCAAAACCTTGAGAACCCAGTTCAACTCTGGGAGGCACCTCCAAATAATGGTTGGATAGCTCAACTGGATAGAGTGCTGCGCTACGAACGCAGAGGTTGAGGGTTCGAGTCCTTCTCCGACCACCATTAATGCGATCATAGCTCAGAGGCAGAGCGTCACGTTGCCAACGTGAATGTCGTCAGTTCGATCCTGACTGGTCGCTCCAATTTGCGGGTATAACTCAGAGGTAGAGTCACAGTCTTCCAAACTGTTGGTCGTCGGTTCGATTCCGATTGCCCGCTCCAATAATGCGTCTGTGGTGAAACGGTAGACACGCTAGTCTTAGGAACTAGTCTTCGGGTGGGGGTTCGAGTCCCTCCAGGCGCACCATTTGCTGCAATAGCTCAGTTGGTAGAGCACCTGATTA